GGGGAAAGTCAACCCCCTGGACCATTAATGTTGCTTATGTTATTGATAAGCAATACTCATCGATTCACCCCATTGCAATCTGGATGACCTTCGTGTAGCATTGCACACACTTCTGCGTTTCGTTGTTTCATAGTGTCAAACATTTTGTTATCACGTTGAATGAGAAAGAAGTTCCATCCAAACATAACTGCAGTTCCAACAGTTACTAAAGCAATCACTTTTTTGTCGATGTTCATTTGAGTTCAGTGTTGATAGTGAGTTGAAGTCGTTGCAAATCTTCGATGATTGATTGCATCGCAGATCGAGAATAACCTGCAGCATAGGGATAACCTTGTCCCTCTTTTTCTGGTGCAGTGTAGTTCACTTCGACTGCTTCTTTCAGTCGTCGAATCATTTTGTTAATCTGTTCTTGAATCATAATAGAATCACACATGGAGATTGCCCTTAGGAATTGCAACAACTTCAGGGAGTTTGCTGTCATCAAACTCGTGCATATTGTAACACACCCATTCACCATCTCGGAACAAATATGCGAACTCTTCACTATTATCAGGGTGAAGATACTCACACAGATCAGAGTCTAATCGAGGAGGAGAATCTTCACCACGTTGAGAATAGTATTGAGGACCATATTTGTCAAAATGACGATCTAGCATATCATTAGACCAACGTTCATTAGTCCAACAAGAACTCATATCGCCACCATCAATCAACTCAGAAACTTTCTCACGAGTATTATAGTGAGTGTTCAGAATACGACCCAACCACTCAGGATAACCATCCCAATGATGATAGGCAGAGAGAATAGAATCGTCTTTCAGTTGAATACCAATGCGAGAACGAGTTGCCATTGTTTTGTGTTTGAGTTCGTTTCCTTTGACTCTTATAGTATTGCACAGATCAGGACCGTTTGCGACGTTTTGTGGACGGTTTGACGACTGGCACACTAGTTTCCAAAGTATAATCTTTCTTCTTTAATTTGTGTCTATTGATATACTTCAATGCGTTTTCTTCACAGTGGAAATAACAAACCTTTGTTGGTGGTTTCTTTGTACCTTCGGCAATGCCATCAGTATGTTCTAACCTCCAAGGCATACTATCGTATGGGAATCTATCAGTGGACATGATAAAGTATCAACGACGAAAAGGAGAGTTCCAGTACCGACGATAAGCAATGACGATAATAATAAAACTCGAAACAACACCAACCAAACCAAGGAAGGTAACAGCATCACCAGTGAAAGTGTAGGTATCAGGAGTCATGATCATTTTCTTTGTTAAGATGATTGAACCAGGGAGAGAATAGTGCAAGTGATGCCCATACAACACTAGCAAGGATGATGATAAAGTATATCATCGGGGAAACTTGTGCTTACAATCAGGGCACAACCAGTGATTGATTCTATCTTCACTGAGAAGTTCGACGCCAATCACACGACTATAAAAGTATGGAGGAGAATAGTTCTCCCAATACTTTTCGGGGATCGGTGCATCAACCCAGTTAGTTCCACACTCAGGGCAATTCTCAAGTTTTGTGATGTCAGTGTAGTTCATTTTGCGTACAGATAACCACCTGCCCAGTCAGCATGTTGCAACAACCAATCACGTTGCTCGATGATTCTCAGATCATAACGTACACCTTTCGCAGGAGACTTCCAACTAGCAGGTTTATAAACCTCACCAGTTTTCTTGTCAATGTATGCATGAACACTACGATTTGCACGAATAGAAGAATCAGTCATGATGACTTTGTGATACTTAGTGCCAGACTCAAAGGTATAATCATAACCCTCAGGTGCATCATGACGCAATGCATCACACAGCATCCAAGTCCACTTAACTACATTCAGTTGAATGGTATTTTGTGCATCACGTTGAGCACAATAGTCACTGAAGTCTTGACGGGTTGCAGTAGCAGTCATCGGTAAATTGCTTTGAAGAAGAAAACAATGCCACCAACCAACATAATGAAGGTGGCAATCATGGAAAGATTAACAATGTCCATCAACATGCACCCATCATAGGATTAACATTCTTGACTTCAGTGTTGAAACCAGTCACTTCCCAACCCATACCAATACGCTCATCCATCTCACGTTGAAAGTCTTTTTTAGTGATACACTTGTAAGACATGGTATCAACACCTTGAAACTTGAGAACTTTGAACATGTGACGATCACTCAGTTTCACAGGATAGTAGTCAACAACCATGGAAGGTTTGCCGTCGATCTTGGAGAAAGTGGACAGTTGCATGTCGTTTGATTTCTTTGACTCTTATAGAATACAGGCACCAGGGGGGAAAGTCAACCCCCTGGGCGATGATCTCTCCTTATCAGTCAATGATGACTGATAAAAATATATTATCCGAACACATACTGACCCTTGACAAAGATTGCATCCACAAGATTCTGGACTCGTTTTGCAATCGCTTGACCATAATTGGAGTGAACTGGTATA